TAGATCGTCACCATCGTGACGCGATGGTTTTTCCTCATTATCAAATCAACAGTAAAAACAATGGCGAGACCCTACGTTCTACCGAATCGTAAGGCCTTCGCGGACCATATCACTCGTATCTTCTTGAAGTACCGTGGGCGGGACGTGGATGACGATGACAAGGACGTGGATCTGTGTACTAAACGGGGCAATGCACGCGAGCTGCTCCCTCACCAGAAGATCGTGCGCGAGTACCTCTCGGCGGAGACTCCGTATCGCGGTCTTCTCGTGTACCATGGACTCGGATCCGGAAAGACCTGCTCCTCCATCGCTGTGGCGGAGTCCTTGGTGTCCGACCGCCGTATCTATGTGATGCTGCCAGCGTCCCTGGAAATCAACTATCGGGGCGAGCTCCGTAAGTGTGGCGACCCGATCTACGCCTACGAGCAACATTGGGAGATGCGTCAGTTGTCCGACGAGACACGGGCCGAGGCGAGGAAGCTCGGTATCTCCGACGGGTTCCTGGATCGCAATGCCCGCTTTTTCGTTACCATCCCCAATGCGGCACCGAACTTTGATAGCCTGCCGAAGGATGCCCGCGACATCATCGGCAAGCAGATTGAGGATATCATCGATCAGCGGTTCACCTTCATTCGCTACAACGGCTTGAGCTCGGGCAACATCGAGAAGGTCGCTCCCGCAGAAGGAGACAATCCCTACGACAATTCCGTGGTGATCATCGACGAGGTCCACGAGTTCATCTCTCGTATCGTCAACCTGTCGGATGTGGCCCGGAAATTGTATGACAAGATCTATTTTGCCAAGAACTGCAAGGTCGTAACCCTCTCCGGCACGCCCGTGATTAATCGCGCCCTTGAAATCGCGTTCCTCATGAACCTTCTGCGTGGACCCATTGAGCGCATCACGATCCCCCTGAAGGCTGTGACGGCGTGGGATGAGGAAAAGATGAAGTCTGTTCTCCAGGGGATTCCAGAAATCGATGTGATTGAGTTCAATGCCTTGAAGAAGTACATCATGGTGACGCGTAACCCTCCTCACTTCCGCAGCGTCTACAACGAGGGCGGCGAGCGGACTGCGGTGCAATACATGAAGGATCTCCCCTTCACAGAGATCGCCGCCGACTGGGTCACGAGTTTCAAGAACAAGTTTGAGGTCGAGATCCCGGGCTCCGAGTTGGCCCTCGATCGTGTAAGCACAGAAAACCTCGAGTGTCTGCCCTCGGACCCCGTTGAGTTTGGAACCCTGTTCCTAGATGGACTCAATATCAAGAACCCGATTCTGTTTGCCCGCCGCATCCAGGGTCTGGTCTCGTACTTCAAGGGTGCCGACGAGCGTCTCTTGCCGAAGCGCGTGGATGACGACAAGATGCTGGAGGAAGTCCCCATGTCGTCCGAGATGTTTAATCGCTACCTTCATGTGCGGTGGAAGGAAATCAAGAGCTCCAAGGGTCGCATCACCCCCTCCCAGGCAAGTGATGCCGAGATGAAGACCTTCCGCGTCAACTCTCGCCTGGCGTGCAACTATGCGGTGCCCCCTGATATGATCAAGGGAGATAACGAGGAGGTTACAGAGGATGACGAGGCCCCAGGAAAGGAGGGCGTGCTCGACAAGCTCCGTGCGAACCCGGAACGGTTCCTGTCGCCCAAGGCTCTGGAGACCTTCAGCCCCAAGATCCTGCGGATGTTGACGAATGTGAACGAGACCCTGAAGTCGAGTCCCGAGTGGAAGAACCAGTTCGTGTACTCGCAGTACCGCAAGTTGGAGGGTCTGGGTGTCTTCAGTGCGGTCCTCGATGCCAACGGATGGCAACCCTATCGTATCGTGAAGGAGAACAACCAGTGGGTCGAGGACAAGACCATGGATGCCGAGAAGCCCGCCTACGCCTTCTACACGGGCGAAGAGGACGTGGATCAGCGCGATCTGATGCGCCAGATCTTCAACGAGCGCTTTGCCGATGACTTCCCACCCAGTCTCAAGGCGTCTGTCGAGTCGCGGGGCAAGAAACTCCTGTGTATGCTGATGGCGTCCTCGAGTGGAGCAGCGGGCATCAACTTGGCAAATGTGCGGCACGTTCACATCATGGAACCGCACTGGAATCCGGCGCGTCACGAACAGGTCATTGGTCGTGCGATTCGTATCTGCTCGCATGCCAGCCTCCCGATGGAGGAGCGGACGGTCCGCATCAGTTTCTACGTCAGTGTCTTCACGGACACCCAGGCAAAGTCCACGGAGAATTCATCCAACGTGGTGCCGATTCGTCGGTCGGATACCTCGACCAAGCGGTACAAGGGAGAGCCCGTGGAAGCCTTCATGACGACCGACGAGTACTTGTACGAGACCTCGTTTGAGAAGGATATCACGAATAAGCGCATTACGCTCTTGCTGAAACAGGCGGCCGTCGACTGTGAAATTCATCGGAAACTTCATAGTCGCGAATCGCCTGTCTTGTCGTGTATGCGGTTCGATAGTGCGTCGACTGGCGAGGACCTAGCCTTCAAGCCGAATATCAAGACAGAGGAAACGGATTTGACGTACCTTCGGAACACCCAACGCCGGAAGCGTCGACTGCAGAAGGTCTTGATTAAGCAGATGGTGTTTTTGATTGATCCCGAGACCAAGGAGGTCTTCGACGGACCTGCCTTTGAGGACGAACAGCGCCTCCTTCGTGTTGGACTCCTGACCTCTCCCACTCAGATTACGTGGACGCTGCCGTAAGCACGTCATCCAACCACGGGTCGCATATCCGCGCCCACGACTTGAACGAGTACGCCAGCACTGAATTGCGCTTGTCCTCCAGGGTGTTGACGGCACGCTCCATCGCATCCGCAACCTCCTTCACGGCGAAGGTCGGAGAGTACGAACCGAGAGGCATTGACCCTGGGAAGTACGTGCGGTCAGCAGGAGGAATGAACTCTGCCACCGTCTCATCCATGAAGGAACGGAAGGCGCCCACATCCGTCACCACCTGCGGGGCACCCGTGAACATGTGCTCCAACTGACACAGACCGTATCCCTCGCCATCGGTCGTGTTGATACCAATGTCCGTCGCATTGTAGAGCTGGTTGATCCCCTCGTCGTTGATGAAGTTCGGGGGGCTGGTGTCGATGATGACACAGCGAGAAATATAGACCTCGATGGGAAGGTTGTGCCGTGCCAGCTCCATCGAATAGATGCGCATCACATCGTAGTAGGCACCCGACTGAGGATTCGTGTTCGTGGCTATGACCAGGTAGGGCGCCTTCGGGGGATTGCGCCGGACGTACTCAACAAACCCCGCCACCGTGAGGTCGAGACGCTTACGCTGACTGTTGCGATTCGCGTTGAAGAAAATCACCGCATCCTCGGGAATATTCAGATTCTTACGGCACTCCAAGCGCGCCTGTGTAGGCAGAGACGAGAAGACACCCGAATCAACAGCGTGCTCCATCACACGAACATCCTTGTGGATCCCATAGGTGAGGTAGTTCTGCTTCCACGACTCGGTGAAACAATACACGCGGTCCGCGTGCTCGTTGATCTTATCCATGAGAGGTTGGGCGATACCCTTGTAGACCTGGTCTACGTACGTCCACAGCTTGTACGGCGAGATACCGCGCTCGTGCTTCATAGACTCAATGAAGCGATAGATGATGAGCGGGTCATTGTAGATCATCACAATGTCGGGATTCACCATGTCGAGGTACTCGTGGATCTTGTTGAAACCGAACCCGTCCTCCTTCGGATCCTCGTTCGCGGCCGCGTCATACTGAACGATACCCTCTGGCACCTTGCGGTGATTCGTGCGATTCGGGTGACGCTGGAACCCAAAGTGGTAGACCTTGACCTTCGGGGTTAGCGTCGAGAGTTGACGAAGAAGATTATGAACGACCTTGGAATACCCTGTGGTCTGATCGGTGTGCGTGCTCACCAGAACGAAGCGCATACCTATGTAAAAACTCTATCGTATAAATAACAATGCAGGTCAATTCGGCTCAGGACTACCTGACTCAGCGCAAGCGTCAAATCCTGGCGGCGACGTATCACTCCAAACCGCCCCCGCAGTCGCGGAAGAGCAATCAGGTGTTCCTGTCGGCGATGGCGAACAATGCAACCCAGTACCAGCGCTTCATCATTCCCACGATTACCACGGGGTCGGGTGGAGCAATCGGTGGAGCAACCTTTACCAACCTCTGCTGTCTCTCGAACGCGATCGGGGCGCCCGGTACCTTCAACTCCGTCACAGATCGTGGTGTGGTTCGTAACAACGTGATTCCTCCTCTTGGCGTGAAGGCGACGCAACCAGCAGTGTAACGCTATAAGAAATTAAACAAAGACCCTATCTTAATACAAATGCCCGGTGGCCTCTTGCAACTGGTTGGCACAGGCGCCCAAAATGAGTTAGTGAATGGAAATCCTTCCATGACTCATTTTCGAGCCGTGTATCGCCGTCACACGAACTTTGCGATGGAGTCTATTCGCATGACGTTCTCGGGATCGAACCTTGAGTTCTCGAGCACAGGGACGAAGACAATCTCGTGCCGGATCGATCGATACGCACAGTTGATCCACGATACCTACCTTGTCTTGACCCTGCCGAACATCTGGTCTCCTCTCGCCGCGGTTGGAGCGGCGCCGCTTCCGACGGGGTACGGCGCGGGAAATGACCTCACACCGAATCCCAATTCCATTGGGTACGAGTTTCAGTGGATTGACAACCTCGGATACAACCTCATCGACCACGTGGACCTTGTGATGAACGGGCAGGTGATCCAGAGTATGACGGGTGAGTGGATGAAGTTCTACTCGTATCTGACCCACGATCGGAACAAGCGCCTCATTGTGGATCAGATGGTCGGCAATGTCCCCGAGATCAAGGATCCGGCAAATGCGTACGATCGCCAGGGTCAGTACCCCCATGCCGTGACCCCCATCAACACGCCTCCAACACTGCCGATGACGACGGTGCCCGAACCCTCAATTCGTTCGCGTCAGTTGGTGGTCCCCCTTCACTTCTTCTTTGCGGAGAACCCAGGTCTTGCTCTCCCTCTGGTGTCACTCCAGAACTCGGAGGTCTATATTAATGTGACCCTTCGTACGCTCCACGATATCTACACTGTGATTGATGTGAACCCGCAGAGCGCAACCTACGGTACACGCGTGCGCCCTCTCAATTACCCCCTCTCCCTGTTCCTGAGTCCTCCGAATCTGGATGGGACGCCGAGCAACCCGAGTTTGGCGACCTTCTTCCCCGATCAGTACCTGGAGGGCAACTTCATCTACCTCACGGAAATGGAAATGAACCAGCTTGCTCGCGCCGATCAGACGTTTTTGGTGAAAACCGTCAAGTACGTGAGTAAGGAGGGACAGTTTGGTGGTAATTCGGATGTGGAGATTCCCATGTTTAATCTCGTGACGCGCATCGTGTTTTCCTCGCAGCGGTCCGACAAGATTGCGATGAATGACTGGGACAACTACACGAATTGGGATTCGAAGGGTCGGGCTCCGTTCACGCCGTACGCCACCGATCTCCAATCGAAGATTCTCACCTCGGGGCAACAGCAGATCACCTCTGTGTATCCCAAGTACCCTCTGACGGATGCCGTGATTCTCTTTGACGGCAAGGAGCGGTTCCAGACCAAACCAGTGTCGTACTTCTCGCTCCTTCAGATGTATCGCCACACAACGGGAACGAGTATTGATATTCCGGGTGTGTACATGTACTCCTTTGCCCTCGATCACGATTCGTATCAACCCTCGGGGGCGGCGAACGGCAGCATGTTTAACAAGATCATTCTTCGGACCTCGCTTCAGCAACCGACACCGCAGTCCGTGGCGGCGTCCTCGACCAATGTGGTGTGTATCCTCAAGTCGACCGCTCTCAGTGGGAACCCGACCATCGTTCCAGCAGGACAGATCAATCTGTACACTCCCGATCAGCTGCTGACGGTGGTTCAAACAAACGATAACCTCATCTTCAACTACACCTACCACATGGCAACGTACGTGGAGTCCATCAACTTCCTACGTATCGTGTCGGGTCTCGCCAATCTTGTGTTTGCTTCTTAATAATGGCTACCATTGAGGCGGTGCTGATCGGTGATGAGAAGGCACAGCGCGACATTACACAATCCTTTGTTCGCGACCAGGTGAAGGACGAGAAGGTGGATGTGGTGGCCAACTCCTCGCTCATTCCGATGTTTGAGACCACGAAGGTCACGCGGTTGTCGGCCGTCGAAGAGACAGAGATCACGAACAAGGCAATCCAACAGTGTGGAGGTGCTGCTGACGCTGGGTGTGTGAACACCACGGCGGACCGCATGCGCCAGGCGAAGCTCGATGAGAAGCGGCATGCATCGGAGTCATCCGCCAACCTTGTGAAGGGGCGCCGGATGACCGTGTACTATATGGACGAGTACGGGGAACGGCACACCATGGTCGTTCCCGAGGGGCAGAAGTTCCAGCTCGAGAACGTCACTGGAGGTCAACCCAAGAAGGAGGCAACGAGCATCCTGTCAAGCATCCCCGAGATTCAGTTGCCGACCGTCTCCCAGACGACGATGAAGATCTTGAGTATTCTGGGCGTGATTGCCATGTCCTTCGTGTATGCCTTCAGCATTGCAGCAACATACCGGACACTTGCCATGGACTATTCGCGCATGGTTGCGATTGGGGGCACGGTTGCTGCTGTCGTGTTCCCGTATTCGGGTCTCTTCATCATGTTTGGATATTTCCTGATTCGCGAGGTGTACACGAATCCGGTCGAAGCCGTGGAACCGCGGTTCCTCGCGTGGGTGATTACGATTGCTCTTGGATTTGCCTACTTCTCCACCGCGGCGATTGTGGCGCTCTTTACCCAGTTCAAGGACTGGATTGTCGGAGTTTTTCAACCTACGAAGAAGTAATGATTGAACTCCCCTGGGTCGCCGCCGGTGTGATTTTGGGACTCCTGATTTCGACGGTGATGATTCCGCCCACACGCAAGGAAAAGGCACTGCCGACGCCCTACGATGACGGTATCTTCCACACGGATGCGGGATGTGTACGGTTTGGAGCGATCGAGGTGCCGTGCAGTGCCGAACCCGACTCATTAAATCTTCTGCAAAGCAAACAATGATCCGTATCACTGAGGCTCTGGAACGAGCCAGTCCCTTCTTTTCCTTCATCATCGGACTGGGTATATCCGTTCTGTTGTTTCACCGCAACTATGCGACGTTTCGCACAGTGGCTCTGCCCGTGCATGAGATTGTTGACAAGACAGTGAAGGTAGACGGAAAGTGCTACAAGTACCGCGTGGAAGATTCCAATTGCGAAATCGTCCCTTCTAGATAAACAAATGGACGGCGCCACGTCTCTGGATGCCTTGCTCCCGTCGCCTCAGGGTCCTCAGTCTGCACCCCCTCTCATGCCGACGCCAGGCGTGATGTCGCCGGGTCATGCCCCGATGGCCCCGACCTTCAAGCCCTCGCTCCCTGCGATGCGCTTCATCTTTTCCAACACGACGCTGTACCTGTCCTTCTTCCTTGCTGCGGCTGCCATCTCGATGTCAGCGCCCCGTAACATCCTGCTTCAGTATGTTCCGAATGCGTACACCTCGGGGGGCGTTGTCAGCTACACGGGCGCGGGCATCCTCGGCGCGGCGGCGGTCATCTTCGCGCAC